ACGTTAAAATCATCATCGTATGTATCTGGTGGGCTGTCAAAATGAATACGCCCAGGCTCGCGCTTTGTATCGTACCAGTATTTTGAAGTAGGTAAAGTTTGTGTACTATTATTGAAATCTTTGTAAGTTACACCTGTAATAGTATTTATTGGGCCTATAGCAAACTCACAGTTATAAAAGTCATCTAGGCTGAGTGTAAAATTAGAGCTAACAAAATGCCTATTTGTATAGTCTTGGCAATGTTGCACAGCAGCATTTATTAACGCTTCTATAGTTGTATCTTCATCACTATGATCTACGCGTAAAAATTCTTTAGCTGTTGCTAATGGCAAAAGGTCTGTACCTGAAGGCTGTGTAGTTATTTCTAATTTCATATTATAAGAATAAAAAAGGGGCGAGCGAAATACCCGCCCCTAGTTATTTATTTAGTTATCGATTAAGTAAAATCGAAGATTCTAGCAACTGCTCCAGCACGTTGTACCTCACAATCGTAGAACTTATTTACATGTAGAGCAATTTGAGCTGTTCCTGCATTGCTGTAAGGATCAACTAAAATATCTACTCCGCCAAAGTAAGCTAGTACTAAAGCCTTTTGCCAATCAGCAAAAAGTAGCTCACCTTCGTCAGCTGTAGGATCTACTAGGTTTGGTGTAAAGCTAGTATTGAAAGCATCAATATTTCCGTTTTCTACTAAAGCCTTAATTGAAGCAATAGCTGCCTCACCTTTTACAATACTCATTGCTGTAGGTGAACCTACAAAAGCACAACGCGATAAATCACCACCTGCTGCAAGTACTGCCTTTTCTGCTGCAAATACGTCAGCTGCCGCTAGAGCTGCACTTGCTTTGTCAGTTGATGAACCTGCGCCAGCAGATGCCTTAGCAAAGCCTGCTTTATCAATAGTTTCGTTAATACCTGCTACAAGCTCGTTAGCAATCAAAGAATCAATATTTGGCCCACCTTGTAAAATAAGCTGCTTTGAAAACTTTGTTTTGTTTGCTACACGAACTGGAGAAAGTGTTAATTCATCCATTTCTAATCCAGAATCTGCATCAGCACTAACTTCTGTTTCTTCTGTACCAGCTGCTTTAGCTGAAACTCTTGGGAATTTTAGGTTGCCTGTAGCGTTATTAATAGTAGTTACTCCTAAACGCTCTAGCATTGTTGGTGTGCGTAGTGCATCAATTAGCCCTGGTACCTCTGTTGCAACAAAGCCTGAACCATCACCTGAACCAGCTTGGAAATCATCAGCTGCACCAGCTCTGTAAATAGCGCTAGAAGGAATACCAATTTGCCCAGACATCTGAAGCCCACGCTCTCTGTATTCTTTTGCTGCTTCCTGCGCCCACTCTGCCTCAGCGCCTTCTAGTGAACGACTAAAAGTTACAGCTTCTACTGCTCTAGAAATAGAAAAGCTGCGGTTAATTTTGTCAATTTCTTTAGCTTCTGAAATACCTACACCACTCATTGAAGCCGTGCGAGCAATCATATCTTCATGCGCTTTTCTGCGCTTAATCTTACCATCTAAACGCTCAATCTCACCTTCGAGATAATCACATCTAGTCTCTTCTTCATTTGTTAGCTCGCGTCCTTCACTCTCAGCATTTTCGATCATAGATACATGCTCATTGTAGAAATTACCGCGAAGCTCGTTTAACTCTTTCAAGTTCATTTTTTTACTTCTTTTAATTGTTTTTAACACCTTGTTATTTTCTTCGCTAGTAGTTTTTCCTACTGCGTCATCTATTTGCTCTGGTTCAGTATCTTCATTTCTAGCTACTAATCCATGAGTATCTTTGTAAGCAGGATAGGTTACTGGGCTAACGTCTAATAACGTAGCTACTTTATCTACACTTCTCACTGTTCTATTTTCATTCCAGCTCTGCTCTGCAATTGTAAAGGCAAAAGAGCTTTGCGAAATATCTCCGCGTTTTACGCTCTCGTATAAATCTTTAGCGTATTGTTGCTCGCCTAATTTAATACGGTACTTTAGCCCTGTATCGTCTAGCTCTAGCTCTAAAGTGCCTGCGCCTGTTCTACCTAAAACGTAATTAGGATCATGATTCATAAGCGCGCGCACATCATTATCTAGCACCTCATCAAAAGCGCCTCTAGCTATAGTTTCTTTAAAAGGACCTATGTTAGTTTCATTGTCGTATAATGCTGCATAGCCTTCAATAATCATTTCATCGCTATCGCTCCTAGCCTCAATCGTGCTAGTGCTTACAGAATAATGAGCGCGAGTTTCTAGTTCTTCTCTATTCTCCAGGCTCTCCTGTGCTTCCGTTTTCTTTTCCTTCATTTTTGTTATTGTTTGATACCGCATCGCTATAATCTTCTATTTTGTCTAAAGCAATTTGATTAACTTGTACTAAATGTACATCACCCCCACTTATGGGGTTTTTATCCTCTTCAGCTCTTACCTCATTTATGCTCATTACTCCGCTTTGTAGCATCTGAGTAAAAAAGCCTGCGCGAGCGTCCATATCTCCACGGTATAAATCATTAAGGTTAAAACGAGAATAAACAGCAGGCTTGTCAAAGCTTGGGATTAACTTTTTGTCTATCTCTTGCTGTATTCTCTTCACCCAAGGCTGGATAGTATGCCTAGCAAACATTAAATTTTGCTGCTCTACATTGTTATAAGTTTCTGAGCCTGGTAGTTGTACAAGTGCAGCTGGTACGCTAAATATTCTACAGATCTCTTGCGCTTGAAATTGTCTAGTTTCTATAAACTGCGCCTCGTCTGGTGCAATAGATATACGTTGATACTTAAAGCCAAACGGCATGAGCTTAGTGCCAGCATTGCCAGCGCCATTATTCCAAGAGCCTTGGATTATATCCATTTGCTCCTTCTTTAGTGGTTGATCTGAGGTTAAAACGCCAGTCATTTGTCCACTTGAGCCAAAGTACTCACTGCCAAAATCCTGCGCGCTTTTTGCTAGGCCTAAATTTTCGCGGTGCAATCTAATTGGACTCATTCTAAAAAGGTTGCATATAGTTAGCATATTCTCTGGTCTAACTATCCCATAATCCTTTACGCTATAAATACGCTCACCTTTTACTTCCTTTAACTCTACATCTACATTATGCACCCATATAAGGTTATTAGCATACTCGCGCTCGTCACGCTCTATAATAGCATAACCTACGCCATATAGTACAGCGCTTGCTATAATAGTCTCCCAAAATTCGTAGGGCGTTTGGTGTTCATTAGGCTTTATTGTGCAAAGGTCGCGCGCTGGATGAACATTTGCAACTTCTACTCTTTTACCATCTCTTACGTATAATTCTAAGCCTAGCGCTGCTATAGTTGAAGCTATTTTATAAACACAGGCGTAAACTGTGCTAATTGCTAGTGCGCTATTTTCATTTATTGAGGCTCCGCTTTTTGTCATTGGAAATAATCCAACATTTTGAGCTACTGTTTTACTGTCGTACTTATCCACACGATAACGGAAAAGGCCTCTAATTCTCTCTGCTAGTGTACTCATGCGCGCGTAGTATAATACAAAAATATCAAAACTCCAAATTTAAAGTGTTAAAATATCTAGTATTATATCATCATCTCCATCTATTTTGTTTTGCACGTAGCTATTAAGAGCTATTATTGAAGCAATTACACCGTCAACTTTTTTATTTTCTTTTTTTTCTTTTATAACTCTTTTATTCTCGTTATTGTCTGTATATATAATAGCGCAGCCAAATTGCCAACGTAAACACCTATTTCCGCCATGAATTACGTTACCCTTCATTATTTCCATCTCCATCTCCTTAGTTGGGCCATTCATGCTAGTTATATTTTGAGCCATGGGTTTCATATCAATATCATTTTCGAGTAATTCGCTTACTATATAAGTAGAAAATTTAGGATCGTAGCCTATCTCTCTTACATCGTACTTCTCACAGGCGTCTAAAATATGCTGTTTTACTATTCTATAGTCTGTAACATTGCCTGGCGTTATGGTTATATCTCCATCTCTAGCATACTGTATATAGTCAATCCCTGCTGCTAGTTTTTTGCTGTGGGCCTTCTCTGAATTTACAAATTGATGGCAAATAAGGTAAAAACACTCATTTTCGTCATCTCTAAATATTAAAGCAAAGGCTGTTAAGTCTTGCGTACTAGCCAAATCTAAACCGCCGTAAGCTGGTAAGCTAGGCAACCTATCAAAAGGTATTTCTTTAGCTCCCTTCATATATATATCATCTGGAATCCATGCCGTTTCTGCCGAAGTCCACACGTTTAGATGCAGCCTAAGAAAACTATTTATCATACTAGGGTTGCTCTTAGCCTTTTTTACCGCATCCTCAAAATATGCTTCGTTACAAATTGTACCATAGCCAGGGTTGGCTTTTTTCCATGTTTCTGGGCTAGTCCATTCATCATCTGCATCTGCTTTATATAGCACAGGTAAAAATGTTTCATCTACTATAGAGCCATCTAAAAGAGCCTCGCTGTATTCATGCATCTCGTAGCATATACTAGAGCGATCATGGCCTGCTGTAGTTAAGCTAATTATGACTGGTTGCCTTCTAGCTCCTACTGAAGTACTAAGTACATCCCACAGCTCCCGATTTTGCTGGGTGTGTAATTCATCGAATATAATGCCATGACAATTTAGGCCATGCTTAGTATAAGCCTCTGCACTTATTGATTTGTACCAGCTTCCTTTGTGTTCTACAATATTTCTAAGCACCTTAGCCCTAGCTCTCAAGTGCTTATTATTGTTTATCATCTCTTTTGCAATCTGAAATACAATATTTGCCTGCCCTCTATCACCTGCAGCGCTAATTATTTCAGCTCCAGGCTCGCCATCTGCAAAGAGTAAATACAAAGCTAAAGCTGCTGCTAGGTTACTCTTGCCGTTCTTTCTAGGAATTTCAACGTAGCAAGTGCGGTATTTTCTTAAGCCGTCAGCTTCACGTTTCCAGCCAAATAAAGGGCGTATTATATCATCTTTTTGCCACTCTTCTAAAATAAATGGCTTGCCAGCTAGCTCACCTTTTACATGGGTGCAAAATTTTTCTATAAAAGTTACACAGCGCTCAGCTGCCTGCTCATCGTAGTAGTAACTCATTTAAGAAACTCACTCAATTCATCATCTTTGGGTGCAGCCTCTCCTATCCAATTTTCTAGCCTTGCAATAATTGCTTGCTTTCGCATCCTAGCTTCTTTTAGCTGTTGCCATTCTGGGCGCATCCTGCTATAGACGTCTCCGCTTTTGCCTGTTACCTGGTAGCAAGTGCCGTTAGTATCGCAAAACTCTTGTAGCTGCTGCTCCTCAGCCTCAACACAAGCAAGCGTATAAATCAAACTCTGTACGCCTGGCGTTAGATCGCGGTGCGCTCCGTATTGAAGCACTCGCTGGTCATGTATTGTTTTTTGTAGTTCAGTCATAGTTAATCAAATTTTGTTTTGAGCTAGTAAGTTCTAGTTTATGTTTTTTTATATTTCTCCATAAGCATTCCCTTGTAATGCCTAGAGCTTTTGCAGCATCACTTACATAGTCATAGTAATCTAGAGCCTGTTGCATTTTTTTAATTTTCATTTGTTTTATTGTCATTTGAGATGCTTTCAATTATTTCTATTATTAATTCTTCTGGTATTTTACTGCGTTCGTGGTTATTGCTTAAACCTTGGGTGCCTGTCTTAGAGCCTCTAGGGGCTGCTTCATGGTGACAATTTTTGTTGCCATTAAAGCACTCTGGCCTGGGCAGCCATCCTTCTGGGTTAAATAAATCTGCAATATGGTTGCTCCAAATATCTGTAGGCTTTGCTCTAAAATCTCCATAACGGCAATACCAAACAGAAGTCCTTGGTATATGCTTTAATATTTTAAGACTTCTTAATTTACCTCTAGGATTTTCTATAAAAAAATATCTAGGATTACAGGCTTTAATTATGTCAATAGTTTTTTGAACTATCTGAACTCCAATTATTGCCTGTTTGGTTTTAGGTGTGTTATCCTCATGCCAGTGGTGACCTATAGAGGCTACAGAAAAATAGGTACAAGGTGGACTAGCCCAAATAATATCTGGCTTTAAGTCTGCAAAAGTTTCTAGTGGTATATCTAAAATATTGCCAACCCAGTCTATATCACCAAACTGCTTAATGTCTGTGCTTATCACATCATGGCCATAATCCTCAGCTACTTTGCCAAAGCTCCTAGATCCTGCAAATAATTCTAAAGCTATCATCCCCTTTTACTTTTGAGTTATAAAATCGTACAACTCAC